ATTTCTTCCGAGGTTCCACCGATTTTCACACGATCCCCAGTGACCAATGAAATCGGCACTTGGCTTTTATATTCGCCCAAGGCAACCGACATCAAATCCGTCACAATGGACTTTCCATTGCTGCCACTTCCGTGATACACATTGAACGTCTGATTTTTATTCACTCCAATCAAACAAGACGCAAAATGATCGCGCATATATTTTTTCAATTCGGGAACAGGAAACAATTTACTCATGAATTCATCTACTTCTTTTGCCGTTTTCAGATAATCTTCACTGGGGTCCAAATGGGACACATATTGGATATTGGTGCATTTTGTAATGTAATCCTCTGGATATCCCTCTCGAAATATTTTCGCTTGAAAATCTACCACACCATTGGTAAAACAAAGCAGGTATTTATTGGTATCCACCGTTCGGGTAAATTCGCCATCATAAAAGATTTCCGCGGCTTCTCGCATAATATGGTCTTTGTCCGCTGTTTTTCTCAGTTTGATTTGAATTTCACCCACCGTCTTCATTTTCTTCTGTAATATCGTTTTCTTTTGCTCATCTTCTTGATGGGCGATGATTTCTTGCGCCAACTGTTCCATCTTTTTATCCAATATATTGTAAAGCTCTTGGGAGATGAGGGAACGCAACGTCATGCCCTTGTCGGTAACCCATCGATGATTTTTAAATTGATACCATATACCCTTTTTATCATAACTCACACAAACAAAACGATCTTTGTATAATTGTCTCAAAACCATGGCAATGTCATACTCGGTTCCTGTTTCAAATGCTTTTTGCAGATAAAAGTCGACCGTGCCTTGCTTTATTTTTTCATATTCTACATTGTTTTCTTTTCGCACCCAATACATAATGGAACGACGTGTAATTTTTTGTCCGGAATGATTGGATGAATGAAATTTTTTCCACTCGTCGTGCAAAGCAGGAATGGTCGCATAATCGAAATCCGATGCTTTACTTCTTAATTGCACCCAAGATAAGAATAGACGTTCATCGGTGCGTTTCAATGCAAATGCCACCAAACGGTTCAATAAATGCGAACCTGGCTCATAATATTTCTCCGGCAATGCTTGAGTAAAATAATGCGTCTCTTGAATTTCATATTCATGGGGTTGGAATTGATTTAACATGGCAGCCACTGCACGTTCCAATGTTTCACGATTTTGAATGTCATAAATAGAAATACACTCGTCATAATCACTGCCACTGTCTTCCATCAACACCTTTTTAGATAAACGATTGATATGAATGGACGCCTTTTTCGTTTTGGTAGTGTCGTCTCTAAGTGCATTATATTCTTTTTGAATATTGGGATGAATGTTAAACACTGGATGTCTATCATACTGCACAGATAATTGTGCCAAGGTCGCAGGAGACCATTCAAAGGATTCCACATCTTCTTCGTTCATTGCATATTCGCCATCTTTTTCCAAACACAGCGTATAATGATGCGTTAATTTATATGCCATATTGTTGGGCTTCTTAGAACCAAATAATTGCCAATTCGTCGTTCCTTTAGATATACCTTCATCCAATACACTCTCCAATGGATTGGTCAATGGCAATTCTTCCAGAATATTTTTTATTCGTTCCAGCATTTTGGTTCGTATGAGTGTCTGCATAATATGGTCGACTTGAAGTCCAATGATCATATGAATGCCATCTTTCGTCATTTGCTTGTCTTCTACACGATTGACCGATGGTTTCTCAAATATATAGACAGGAAAAGGAACGTCTTTTTTCACCTCAAAACATTCCTTTAATAATTGCACATATTCACATATAATATCAGTAATATGATTTTCGTTATGCAGTCGTGTGGTCACGTTATAATTATAACGGAAATCGAAATCAACCACCAACGGTCCATTTCCTAAAGTCAATTGCTTTTCGGTCAAATATTCGTCTTTTTTATTTACAAAAACATGTTCATAATATAGCTGGTAAAAGGTGGGCAAATCTTCAGGAGGAATATGAAATGAACCTCCATATATATTTAGATTTTTATCGCCAATTCGTGTATGGGTAATGGTAACGTTATTGTCATAATTTTTTGAATGGTGTTTTATTAAGAAATCGTTTAGGTTGGAAAATGGGTGGGACATTGATTAATATTATACTGCGATATTTTTCTATTTCATTTTTTTATCTTTATAGTCGTTTAGTCATAATGAACGCAACAGATGAAAAATATAATATAAATATATAATAAAATAACTATGGCTAATACTCATCGAAAAAAACACAGAAGTTATAAAGGAAAACGCGTCGCTAAACACAAACGTGGTGGATTTAAATTGATAAACACTGCATTGAGAGGTTTTGAACCAGTGTATCAAATGATGCAAAGCCAACAGTCTCGTCTTACAATATTAACCATCAGTTCGTTGAAAGGCTATATGTTACGATTGAATGTTTCTCCGGAGAATTCGTTGTATAAAGAATTGAATAAATCTGGATCTAGATTTGGCGACACCATTACGAATTTTATTTTAAAATATGTTGTGATTACACCACAGGCAAATGAAACGTTGCCCAGTTATTCAAACATAGATAAAGAAAGTGAATCCGCGGAATCTTTTTTAACCGAGGCCAATTTACAGCAATATATTTGGTTACGCTCTATTGATGGTGGAAAACCTGCTATTTGTCCGCCAGTTGGCAATTGTTTTTTATTTGAAAACAATAGTTCTTTAAATATGTGCAATTATATTCAAACTTCTAGAAATCCAGCTGACGGACAAACAAAAACATTGTTTCAATATTTTAGAAATATACTCATCGACCCACAGTATGGATTGGGAATATTAATGATGCCCATGCTTTCCAACACTGTTACCTTTTATCAATTTTTACAATTAAATCCCATTAGACGTCCTTATCAAGCATCCATGGCTTATTTTCAAGTGGCTGCCTCTATTTTAGCACAAGCCATACGTCTATTGTTAGATATTAAGATGCTACATTTGGATTTACATATGGGAAATTCACTCGTTTCAAATGACGGAACATCTACATGGCTCATTGATTTTGGTGTAGTTTCTAATTTGATGTCCAATAAAGATGACAAATTTTTGACAGTATCTGAAAAACAATCAGTGATTGGTTATATTAACAATATTTTACAAGATAGAGAGAATGTCATGTTTCCCAAAAGAAGTATGTCTCCAGAGGATCAAGAACAAAATAAACTAATGTTTATTGAAAGATGTGTGGAATATATCAAAATATTGGATAAAAACATCAATTCACGTTATTATAATAAACAAGTGTGTCAAATAAGTTGGGCAGAAAATATACAAAATATGTTAGAGCCACCACAATATCATTTATTTTTGAAAACAGTATATGATAAATATTATTCCTTTATCACGGTAGATACCTATGGTGTTCCTAGAGTTTCAAATGCCACCATTCGACGTTCCATTGATACGGGTGCATTGGTGACCAATAACTTCACGGAACAAACATCTATTGTCACGTTTCCATAAAAATGAATGAAAAAATCTGAAACATACAGGTAGATGGGGAAATGCAAACACAAACTTTAACCAAATTATCTAATGTGAATAAAATAATTCGTGAAATAAAAAAAGGTGACACAGGATATTTATATGTAATGTCCAATTCCATAGAACCAAATTGGTTAAAAATTGGCATGACACGACGTATTCCCCATGCGCGGTTACATGAAGCCAATCATTCCAATTTGACAACTTGGACACTTCCTCTTCCATACAAAAAATACAAGGCTTTTTATAAGATAGAATATGCAAAATTAGTGGCTTGCCCACATCAAAAAGAAAAAACATTACATTTGCTATTACATAATAAACGAATCAATGCAAATAAAGAGTTTTTTGAGATAACACTGAATGAATTAATGCCGTATTTTAGCTTGATTGATGGTGAAGATTGGACACGGACACGACAATATTTTGCACATGGTCAATCCATTCGTTCGATCATAGGCGAAGATGTATGGGTGGGCACCTATGATTTAGGTAAAAATACAATTGTTTGCAACGGTGTCACGTATATGGGTTGTTGCCCCTTGACCAAATTTGCCAATGCGCATGGTAAGAAACATAATATAAAGGATATACATGCATGGAAACATTGTGAAAGTTTTATAAATGGTCAATGGGTTTCAACCGACAAGTTGAAAGAATGCGAACAATATTGGATGGACGAATAAAAATATCAAGTGTATATAAAGATGAATACGAAAAAAGAACATAAGCAGCGTACAACGAAAACAAAAAAACGCACGTCAAATGAGCTTTTTTCTTTTCAAAAGAAAATTACCGTTACTTTTTTAGAAATGTTATTGATGATTAAATTATTCCATTGGAAAACGACTAGTTATGCGGCACATAAAGCATCCGATGAATTATATGAGAAATTAAACACAAATATGGATAGTTTCATTGAAATTATGCTGGGCAAATCTCAGCATCGAACCAATCTATTGCAGCAAAAAACAATTCGATTGATTGATCTGCCTTCTAAAGAGAAAATGAAGCAAGAAATGGAACGATTTAAGACTTGGTTACTGGATTTAAATGAACAACCTGCCATGAAACAAATGTCCAATAATGATTTATTTAACATACGAGACACTTTATTAGGCGATGTTAATCAGTTTTTATATTTACTTACCTTTCAATAAAATTGTTCGTTCATTATTTATTTTATTAATATTGCATTTCTGTAAATGGCCTTTACAGATATGTTCCATCCTGTTTTTTTATTATCTTTGGGTGTTATATTAGTTATTACAGGCATTATAGTCATCTATTTTGAAGGAAAGTTTCGCGACCAAAATCATAAAATAAATGCAATGTTTAGTATTGTTACGACTTTAGTAGAAAAAGTAAATGAATTAAAAAGTGAGGACAAAGAGGAGGAAGATGAAGAAAATATGAAGCAAGTATTCATCGAACCATCTTCACAGCATGGAGGTAAATTAATCGAAGTTTCCGATGATGAAATTATAGAAGAAAGTGAGGATGATGATGAGACGGAAGACATGGAAGACATGGAAGACATGGAAGACATAGAAAATGTGGAAGACATGGAAGACGTGGAAGACATAGAAAACGTGGAAGATATGGAAGATATGGTGGTGGAAGATGTGGTCGTCGAAGACGTGGAAACGGAAGGTGAACCCGAAGAAATTACAATTACTATATCTAAATTGGATGCGGAAGATGTGAAAGAGGAAGTGGAAAAGGAAAAGGAAAAAGAAAAGGAAAAAAGGGAAATGGAATATAAAAAAAAAACTTTGCCCGAATTGAGAAAAATGGCTGTTAGTCAAGGATTGGTATTTGACGCCTCTAAATTAAAAAAACCGGAATTGATTAAATTGTTTATGACCCTTGAAGAAACACAACAATAATTCGTTCTCTCCTTAACTATATTTTATTGTACATTATGTTATAAAAAAATATAGGGATAAGATATATGTCAAGCCAAACTTGTTATAGCGACCAAGCATCCAAACAATATGGATGGGAAAATTGTTATTCAGCTTGCAATAATTTTAATCATAATTTTCCAGCCATCATGAGTGATGGTCGCAATTATGCATCTTGGCAACCCGAAGCAGTGATTAACCAGCGTATTCAGCGTGAAAATGGTATTTCTTCCAATTGGCAATATCGCCAATACATGCAAGAACATGGATTGCAAATAATGAAACACAATGCGAGTGATGCGTGCCGTGAAGTGGGATTGGACCAACATACTATGGTGGATACTACTCCATCCAGTCAAGTTCCTTATCATTTCAAAGGTGTTTTTGACCAAAGTCGTCCTGGATTTGGATATTGTAATAGCGATTTAAAGACACCTTATTTGTCGCGCGAACAATTAAATGCACGTATGGTAGCACCCACTATTTATGTAAACAACCCAGACAATATGCATTAGACGTTCAACAGAGATTATAACATAAAGAAAAAGCGTTTTCATTTTACAATGATATTTGAGAGAACCATTCCATTTGAACCAGTAAGCTTAAAAAGACACCGACATCGTTTAACAGGTGGAACTTATGATCCATCTAAGAAAGACAAGGACACATTTGTGGAAATGATACCTGATTTCCCCTGTGATGAAAAAATGACGCGGCCGATACGATGTATGCTGGACTTTTATTGTAAGCGTCCCAAAAATCACTATAAAACGGGGAAAAACGCACACGTACTGAAAGATACTTCACCCCATTATAATATAAATAATAAGGATTTAGATAACATGGTGAAATTTGTTCTCGATGCATTGAACGACAAATTATAT